AATCCATCTGCCCTTTTTATGCCCTTTTTTACCTTGCAACACATTCTGAACACCTTGAAAACACTGTAATTAAGGCGTTATCTGTATCATTATGACACATTAACACCTAATGGTAAAACGGCCATTCTCAAACGTACACGAACGTTTAAAAACGCTGTAATATCAAAGTTTTTATCACTTTAACTTTAAATATTTTCCACTCGTGTTTGCTCTTATTTAAATAATCTGCCCTTTTTTTGCCCTGAAAAAAACAAAAATAACCACACTCCTAAATTAATAGGTGGTGTGGTTTTACATGCTGAGCAAAATTCATAATCATCGAAGGTAATACGAGAACTTAAGCTTCAGCTAAGTTATTTAAAAAATTCTTTTTAAATCCTTCTGATTTAATAAGTGACTTCAAATTCTTTAATGAATTTAACCATGACTTATTTATGTCTTTTTTTAATATTAGGTTTTCTTTATTTTGGTTATAGGTATAGGTAGATTCACCAAAACAGTGGACTTGTGCTTGATGGTCTTTAACCATACCTATGAACATTGTTACCACTGAAGGATATTGTGTAGTAGCCATTTTAAATGCTGTTTTAGCAAGTTGTTTATTACTCCTTAGGTTTTCTAAACATGCACGAATGGATAGGGATATTAATATTATTGGTAAGATAAATGCTACTTTTAAAGTAACTCGGTCACTAAAATCTTCGCTTATAATTAATGTTGTTAAAACAAAGGAAAAATATGAAGCTATCAAGATTACAACTAACGATATCACTATTCCAGTTATAAACATCATTTATCCTTCCCCTTTTTATCTTTATTTTGTTTACTAACAAATTCACGATATACTTTTTTATGTGCTTTTTTAATATTATCTTGAAAGTGCAATCTTTCTTTTTGTTTTTCTAACGTACTTTGCTCTACTGCAGCTAAAGCAATATGTTCATTTATATTGTAGCGTAAGTTCAAATAAGAAATCAAAGAATACACTAAATTAATAAAAATACTGACTATTAATAATATATCGCCTATAACTTTTGTATAATTATACGCATCTTGCTTATCGTAAAAATACCAAACAAAAATAATGAATAGAAATAAAGAAACAATAAAAAAATATATTTATAGATTTTAACTATTGCAGTTATAACCTTATTTTCATTGGCAATTCCGAATGATTCAATGAAACTTGGAAAGACGAAAAGTAACATAGAAAAAATAACTAACTGTTTCCCGTCTGAATATATAGTTGCAAATATAGTTGCTATCGTAGCTATAAATGAATATGCAAGTTTACATTGAGCTGTGAATTTATTTTTAATTCCTGCAACTTCTATTTTTGTTGCATCTATTTTTAATGATAAATCTTTAGTTTCCATATAAATTTCTCCTAAATTATCGATCTAGAAAATTATATACTTACTAATAATGATTGTAAACTATTTTTTTGTTCCCAAAAACCACCCAGTAACTAGTATGGGTGGTTTAAATATGCAGTCAGCTTCTTACTGCTTTACGCAAGTAAGTCCTCTGCATAGCCGGATTGGCTACCGGAAATGTGGTTTTAAGCCAGATTGGTTACTGGTAATGTAATTACATTATATCATAAAAAATAGGCAAGTACCGAAGTACCTGCCTATTATGCACATTTAAATCTTGAGAGTAATATTAAAAAGTGTATAGGAATATTAACATCCATCCAAATAGTTATTTAATAACTGTAAGATTCCCTATAGTTAATGTAGCAAAATTTTTATTCTAAGTAAATACTAAATCGTGCTAAACTTACCAAAACTGCTTATTCGGTTACCTGCCTTGTCAACCTCTCCGGTCGCAATATAGCGACGTTGTCCACTATTAGCTATATAAGTAATCCATCTATAGCCATTGATACAATATGCGCCGTCATATTTGATTGTTGCGTTATTAGGTAATACACCAGTAATTCTTGAATTAGTTGAATAGCCGTCCCTTACGTTATTACCTTTAACATTGGCAACTGTGTAATTACCAGCCTCTTTTTTATAAGGCACATTATTCTTATCAAGTGTATAACCTGCTGGCACTGGTGGATTTTTTTGGTTTTTAGCTGATGTTTTAACATTACCAGCTACCAAACCACCTATAGGCTTACCATGAATCGCACCAGCTATTAATTTAGAATACAAGTCATAATTCTTCTTAATCCAATCCATATCTTTTTTATTAGTAATAAAACCTAATTCAGATAAACGATAATTGATATTTATTTCTGCTGATACATTAACGTTCAGTAAATCATTACGAGGTGTTACACCTCTTATTTGTCCTAAGTTATTTTTAATAACATCTTGTATACTTTTATCAATAGTATCTGCATTGAATTGACTTGAAATAATAACATGCCCACCACTTGCACTTTCTCCTGCTGCGTCTAAATGTATTTCTAGAACAATGTCATACCCCTGTGATTTAACCCAATATAAGCCATAATCTTTTTTATTGCCTACATTAACACCGTATGCAGTATCTTGATACATGTCTTGTGATTGACTTGAGCCACCATATAATGCAACTTCATGACCTGCATGTCTTAAATACTTAGCGATATTTGGCGTTATATATTTACGGATAAAATCGCGTTCGTTTGTTCCGTTTCCGACTGCTCCAGGATCGTTATAACCATGACCGGCTACAAGCATAATTTTTTTAGGTTTAATTACTGCTTGCTTTTTGGCAGTTGCTTGCTTAATAACGCTTTTAGCTCTATTCCCAACACTTACTTTGTCAGGGAAATTTAATCTAATAAAATACATTGGGTCGTCGTAGTAATGAACATGTCTTGTAACAGTTTCAGGACCCCAACCAGGTTGCGCAACGCCATTTGTCCAACCTTTACCATTCCAATTTTGGCCAAACGATGTAAAAGTGTTTAAATTTGCGCTCTCAACAATTTCAACGTGCCCAGCTCCGCCACCATACTTTGACGGGAAAACGACAATATCCAACTTTTGCGGTAAAAAGCTATCATAGTTTTTAATTATTTGCCCGTATTTTTCAATCCTTGCTTTATTATCAAATGGAATATTATAAGCGTATAAACCTTGTAACCTTTCGCCTGTTGCCAACATAAAAAACATATTTGCGTAATCGTAACATTGAAATCCAAAAAACAAATCAGGATTGAACTGCTTCCCTAATGAATTATCAAACCATTTTTCTGCTTGGTTTTTTGTCATTAACATAAATCATCACCTACCCTAAATCATTTGTGTCGTTCATATTCGTAGGTGTCATTACTTCTTTAATTGGCGCTTGCCCTGTTGCTTTTCTATACTTGTTTTCAGCTTTATATTTCTTTAGCTTTTGATTCGCCCATTTCCCTTCTTGAGATGTTGGATTATCTTTATATGTAGTATATAAAGCAACAACTGTTAAGATAATCGATGAAACACTTTCTTCATCTACTGGTATCGGACTTATACCTTTATTCGCTAAGAATTGATTTACTAATGCTAAGATCAATACGATGTATCTTGTTATTACTTTTGCATCCATTTGTTTGCTCCTTTTATCCAAAATAAAAAGCCAGTGCCAAAGCACTGACTCTTAACTATTACTTACACTTACTAAACCAGAAACACGACCAAAAGCTATATCCTAAAATTCCCTTAAGCATGGTAATCACCTCCTTTAAATGCCAAAAATAGTTTTTAACAAGGCTATAACAAATGTACTTAGAATCGTCCCTATTAATCCTAGAATCCACATCTTGATGTCTCTAATATTTTTAGCATTTTTCTCTTTATTTTTTTCATCTTCTTCTTTGTCACGCCTTAGTTCTTCGAAATTTCTATCTAACTTGTCATAAATTTTTTCTTGCGTTCTCAGACTGTCTTCTATTCTGTCGAATTTTTCAAACATAGTCTTATCATTTTCTTCTAATCGCGTTAAACGCCAATCTTGTTCGTGTCGTTTGGTAAATCCAAACATTACACCACCCACTTTATTCAAATTAAAAAGCCATAAGATTATAACCTATGACTCTAGATTTTCTGGATACTTTTCTCCTGTAATAATTGCATATTCCTCTTTATCTATAACTTCCATATCTACATACCACGCTATATCTTCTTTACTATATTCTTTCAATTGATACCATGTTTTAATATCTTCGAATGTTGGTGAAATTAATTTAAGCATTTTCAGTCTCTCCTTTAACCTCTTCTAATTTTTTATTAAGTGTCACAAGTTGTTTTGCCATTAGTGCATTTTGCTTATTAACTTGCATCGATAACTTTGTACTTTGAACAACTTGTTTCTGCATACTAGCAACCATTTTTCGTAAGATGTCATCAGAAGCGACTGTGTTTTGTTCTTCACTGTCAATCTGTTGATGCAAGTCATCTTTTTCTTCTGAATAATCTTCGTTAAAAACTATTTCCCCATTTGAATATTTAAAGGCTTTAGGTCTAAAAACTTGAGAGAAATTTTCTGGTAAATTTTCAATATCAATACCTTCTTCAAAGCCACCAATGATAGCGTATGAAATTATCTCATTACGCTTGTTAACTAATATTTGCATTATTTTCTCACTCCTATAATTTTGTTGATTGTTCCTCTATTTGCATTTGCACCAGAACCTCTTCGACTTCCTAAGTCAAAATAAACATCGTTTGATATAGTTAATGATGTACGACTAGATTTAGTTAATCCAAACTCATAAACGCCTCCACCGTTACCGTCATTATCCGGTAAATTTGATGGGTTCAATGAAATTTTTCCGCCACCAAAGGGGTTGCCAAACTCAGTAAAATCTCCACCTGGAAAAGTTCCATAAAAAATTAACAAAATAAATTGATCTAAACTTTCATTAAGATATAATGTTGAGCCAACGCCATTTGCCGTCCCATCAAAAATAACTGAATATCTTTTATTAAACTTGTCATCTGTGTATAGTTTGGCATTGCTTTCAGCCGTGTTAGCCTTTGATTGCGCGTTTTGAACAGTTTCAAAAGGTGTGTTGTAATCATTAAGCGCTAATTCTGACCAATCAGACCACGAACCCACTTCTTTTCTCTTAACAAATACTTTATTTGTACCATTTGGACGATATGTCATACGTTTGTAGTCGGAAGTTACTACTAAATATTCGACAGTACCATTAGTGCTTGCGCCTCTTGGATAATTTATAGCTTGCGAAACATAAATAAATTGGGTTGAATCGCCTATTCTTTGTTCTGGATTATTAAAATCAAATCCAGTAATCTGCATTATCTTACCATCATCTTTAGTAATCTTAGCTTTTTGCCAATTTGAAGTTGAGCCACTTGTAACCAAACCACCACTATTCACTGATTGCTTAAAAGCCTCATGTTTCTCATCCATATATCGCTTTTGCTCATCAAATGTTCTTGAATAAGACTGAGCTTTATTTTCCAAATCGGTTATATGGCTATTAGCAAGTTGCTTTAATTCATCTATACTTGAAGATTTTGCTATTTGAATATCTGATAGACCTTTTTCTTTAGCTTTTTCAATCAGACTCGCATAATCTTCACCATTTTTTATAGCCTCATCCATTGCTTTCGCACGATCCATAATAGTTTTTTCTAATTCCTGAAATTCAACAATATAGTGTAATTTTGTTTCAGATGGAATCATGCTAAACAAACTTTTTTCAACGTTAAATGTGATAGTTCTCTCGACAACTACCACGTCTGAATTACCTAATTCTGCAACCGAAACTTGAGCTTGATAACTTCCATCTCGTTTAATTACATCATTAGGTAATTGAAATTTTAAAATACCTTTAAATGGATCTAATATTTCTAGTGGAGCAACTACCATGACTCCTTTACCTCGAATCGCTATTCGTGCTTTGATATTTTCTTCACTCAATAATAACGGTTGATTATTTTTAGTGATATTAAAAAGAAGAACAGAAGAATCACTCTCTCCTGTTCTAAAAGTTATATCTAGATTTGAAATATTTTCATAATGCGCTGTGTTTTCTAAATTTATAGCTACAGATTTCTCTAAATTACTCATTAACTTATAATTCTCCCTTCGTGTAAAGTCCATGGCCCTGAACTTGTTTTACTATCATAATTTTTCAATAGTATCTCAGCAGATGCTGTAACACTATTACGAACTAGCCTATGAACAAAGCCACCTGTATTTGAAGCTTCTACATATAAGTTCCAACCAGCTACCCCTTTACGTTCAGTTGGAAAATCTGTAAAACGTTTTGTATCATCCGTAGTTAAATAAAACGACATGCCTACTATGTTAATATCTGACATTTTTGTGATGAATGAAGGTACTCTCTCCCATTTACCACTATTTTTAGGCACATAATTCCAGTCCGAAATGTCTCCAGTTCTTCCAGAAAGCACCCTTTCAAAAGTCATCATATTCCTTGCATAACTATTACGCGTCAATATCTGAATTACATCACCGCCAGTTTGTGGTGGCTTAACTTCCAAGAACCAACCTGCATCACGCCATTCTCTTGGTAATGGGAAATCATCGATTTGAACTGTATGATCAGTGTATAAATAGTAAAGACCTGGCTCTGTTAACATCCCAAGATTCTTAAGTTTATCAGGCCTCATTGGTAAAGGTTTAACTCTACCACCTGTGTCACTCATGATAAAAGGAACGCCTCTTGAGTGAAGTATTTCTAAAATACCTCTTTGCCCAATCATGAAAATACGATGTGTTCTATTTCCATCACCACCGACAGTAACACCTAGCATCAAAGCTTTTTTACCACTATCTTTGTCATAGTATATTTGCAAACCTTCTGCTTCCGCAAATTCGCCAGGAAATGAATCTAGTGTTCCACCATAGTCAGCATTAACCTGATACGCTTCTTCTCCTGTTTCTAAATCGAAAGCCGTTAAATAGTTTCTATTATTTGGATTACTGTCTCCTGTATACCAATACAAGTATTTTTCATCAAAAGTCACACCCTGCATTGGTTGGGTTTCGTTTGTTAGTCTCATAGGGATACTGATTTTATGCAAAACTTTATCAATATTTTTATCAACATCGTCTAAACTTCTTATCTCTATATAATTCATTGAGTTTTCAAGTTCCCACTGACTTCTAGGTCTCTCAATTCTGTATAGAATTTTATTTTCTTTTTCATTTATGACAGGGGTGATGTAGGGTTTTTCTGGGTGTCCTGTAAATACATCTTGCATACCATACTTGCCATAGCTAATTTCCACATTAGGCGTATACTTGAAACGAACTAATGTATTCTCATTATTACCATTTAAGATAAAACTATAAATCCATAACTCATCATCAATATATCTATAACCGTTATGTGTACCATGACCCCCACCTACAATCAATGAGCTGTCTATAAATTGACCATTAGGTCTTAAACGACTTAGCATATAGCCATTATTTCTAGCTTGTGTCATGTATACTATGCCTGTTCTATTATCAAACCAGAAGGATTGCATTACTGCATTTGTAAGAGGTGCAAGTTCTGTCACAAATAAAAACTCTTGCTTATCAGGTTCAAAACGATACTCGATATCAAGAATTTCTTGTTTGGTCTTATTTAATTCTCTTATAGTTTCCTCTTTATTAATTTGAGTTTTGGTTTCCCAATCGTCTAAATGTTCTTTTAATGTGTCAAAGGTTTCGCCGTTTACATTAACTCGAGCTTGAACAATCTCATTAGCACTGTTATTACGTGGTGCCACAACAAGTGCGTTAATTTGACTTTGTAAAGATTTGTTTACTGCTGCTTGCGATCTACCATTATAATAAATTTGCTCAGCGAAGTGTTGAATTGTTTTAGCTTTCTGATGCAACTTAAACTCTGTTGTCAAGCCAAGCGCAAATTGCTCTATTCTTTGCAGGTTTCGAATTTCTTTAGCTCTATAATCTCGACCTGCTAAAGCTCCCAAATCCTTTATTAAATACAAATTTTCCATAATGCACCTTCCTTTCTAATAAAATAGCACTGTACCAAGTTTCCCACTATCGTCAACTGTTATTTTCCACAATTTACCGTTTGGGGATTTCTGTACAATGCTATTTTGAATAATTCCTGCTTCGCCTATTTTTAAATTATCTAATTTATTTTTATCATCTACCGAAATGATACCGTCTTGAGGCAATCCATCAATATCACTACTGCCTGCATAAGGTATCCCATTTATAGCTTTCCAATGTGTAGCTGGAAAGTACTGTTTATCGTTTTCAAGTAGCGCTTTGATTTTAACTTCTTCTGTTGCCATTATATTAATACACTCCCTATATCCATTGTCTCGAAAGGAGAATTCAAAGTACTAGTGTATAAATGATTTATACGATTTGCTTGATAGTTATATCTATTATCTTGTGCAATAACTCGTCTGTTAAGTGCTTGTTGAATTTGTACCATATCTTTTATTTCATTGCTGAAAGACACTTCATCTATTGCGTTTACAAATGGATGTGACCTATCAAGTTTAACAACCTTTAATTCAGTGTTATATCCCATTAATTCATGAACAAAAAATACGCTATCTCTTGGCTCTATTTTTTCATAACCTATATAATTAACATCTAATTCAGTCTTAGGAGTATCATTTATTTGCTTTTTTGCAAATTCTAACAGCTTATCCTGTGTTTCGATATCTTCATTTGTTTGCGTATTAGCATATCGAATCCCAAACTGCTTTGCACTATCTGCGACGTAGTCGACAATTGCTTTGTATTGATTGCGACCTGAATTATCAGCAATTAAATTTAAGACTGTTGATTTTTCAGTTCCAACATACATACAAGGCTTAGCTTTTTTATTTGAAGATATATCAATTCTATTTTTGGGGTCTTCTCCTAAAAATATCATTTCTAAAACGTGCTTGCCTTTATCAATATTTTTTATTAAATCTATTGTTTCAGACTGAACCAACTTAGCAAAACAAGAAATTTGCTTAATTTGCTTGCCGTCTAAAATCAACTTATATATTCCACCTTGAGAGCCTTTTTTTATTGTAAATCTAACTGTTTCATTACCATACTTGCAATCAAAGTTAATAGTAGCTTTAGACCCAATTGTTTCGGTACGATAAGTACCTTCTTTTATAAAACCATTTGAATATTTAATGTCAGTTGTTCTAATAGGATTATAATTTTTCTTTTCCTCAGCTGTATACTTTTTTCCAAAAACTTTTATAGCTGTTCTTAATTCCAATGTACTGACAGTTGCAGATACAGTATCAGTATTATATTGATATCGAATCACTTTCTCGCTTCTTTGATAAAATGTTTCAGGAGAATAAAAACCAATCTCTGTATCATTTGGGTAAATTATACAGCCAAACAGGTCTACCGCTTCTTTACAGTATTCTAAGCCGTTTTTGTTACCTAATTCGTCAATCGGTACTTTTCGCTTAAAATCTCCAATTATTTTATAGGTCATTTTGACCGAAGTTTTTTGATTTGCAAATCCGTATCTCAAATACTCTTCTAACGTGTATTCTGGCGTTTTTGAAGATTCGCTATTTTCATCAAGTTTATTTGATTCAATAGAGTGATTTTGAAATTCATACATAATATGATATGCCGTAACTTCAATAAAAACTTTTTCTCCCTCAACCTTCGGTGCTGTCTGCTTGATTGTGTATTTTTCACCATGATAAATAATGAAATTTTCACAAATTAGTAAATCGAAAACAAAACTATTATGAGTAGTTCTATAAACTGTAAAAGTGATGTACCTAGCTTCATTCAGTTCATAATATTCTTTAAAAGAACCGTAATCTACATCTAGTAAATTTTCACAAATCAATTCATTAAAATCCATTACTGATAAATGATCATGATAATCCATTAAATCACCTACCTATAGATAAAAGGAAACTTAAATGTAGTTTTAATATCACTGACGTCTCCTTTAATCTTAAATTCATTTTTACCTGGCACTAATGTTATAATGCCTCTATTTGTATCAATTCCCACTCTGTTTATATCTCGATATGCATACACACCATCTAAAACAAAATCAGTGTTTTTATCTATACTTTTGTTGTACTTAAAAATATCACCTGTTGTATAATTAATCAGTTCAAATCCTCCACTCGCATTTAAATTAATTAATATTTTCAAATCGTGCTTGAATCGTGGATTTATCGTATCAGTAGAACCGTTCCAAATAGTAAATTGATTTGATGTATGAGTATATTTAGGTGTGAAATCAAGAGGAATTCCATTTTCAAACATCCAATTAGAGTCGAATAAGAACTCGCTATCGGTCCAATTAACTGATTCAGAATACCCTTTATAAACATTTAAACTTACTTCAATTTCAGTTGAAGAACCATCTTTTAAATTAGATGTAACATTAGCTGTATTCACTGCATATTTAACACCAGGCATTTGAGAAGTAATAACATAATAAGGATGTCTGCGATTAAACACAGATCTAAACCAATGCTCAAATAAATTTAAATCTATAACATCTATACCATCATAGCCAAACCTTAATACTAATGAAAAAGGCGCAAAACTAATTGCGCCCGGTAAAATACCATCTACTCCGTTAATAGTTACACTGTTATCATTGGTGTTTGGACTTTCAGCCCTTGCATCTAAAAATATAAGCTGATTAAAATCTGTTATTACTTCTTCCTTGTAACCATCTATGATTTTTACAAAAGATTGCATTAATTAGTCAAACCTCCCATATAATTATTTGCATTTGCTCTATGCCCACTTTGTTTTGACAATATTTTTTCTAAACCTCTAATTGCATCATTAGAACCTAAGTTATTATCCTGAGAAGAAACAGTTTGAATCAATGCATCTGTTAATTTATTTCCTTTATCACTTAACATAACAATTTGTTTCAACAATTTTTCAACTGTTGAAGTATCATTATTTACAGTGATGTTATTTGGCTTGCCATCCATACCGATGATGCGCATAACCTGTTCAGTTAATTGAATTGCTCGTTTACGTCTAGTTAAAGGGATAACCATCTCCTGTTTATCTCCTTCACCCACTTCAGCAAGTTGATGCTTTGTAATCAAACCACCATTCGCATATCTTCTTGGACCACTTGGAGACCAACCACCTCTTGGGTTAAACTGTGAGCGCCAATATCTGTTGTTAAAGAACGCTAATAACTGATCGTAACCACTATATATATTGTTGTGACCTCTAACAGCATAATGTCTAAATGTTTGTGGGATATATTGAAGCAATCCTTTTGCTGGATTGCCCTGTAAAACGTTGATGTCTCTAAGCGCACTAGATTGAGTTATACCTGCATTTCCTCCTGATTCGTGTTGAATCAAGCTAATAATATTTCCTACATCACCCGAAGTAACATTAACACCCATTCGTTTTGCTGCACGACGTATATCGCCTGCCCAAGCAGATGCAGCCTTATTAACACCTGAACCACTTCGAACGCCACTACCTTTAAGTGACTTCAACCATTTTTCTGGATCTTTAGCTGTATCATTCCCTGGATGTGACCCTTGCATCAATTGGAAATGTAAGTGTGCTCCTCTAACGAAATTACCTGTAGCACCTGATTTCCCTATCAGTTGACCAGCTTTAATACGTTGGCCTTGTCTTGCTAATTGCTTAGATAAATGCATATACCAGTTCCATTCATTAGCACCAGTCTTAATTTGTATAGAATTACCGCCACCGTAATCAGTCCATACCTTATCTGCTATACCACCTTTAACGGCATAAACGTTTGTTCCAGAAGGCATACCAAAGTCTATACCATAGTGACGACCGCCATTAAAGTTAAGTCCACCTGTGTAGCGTCCAAATCTTTGCCAGATTGGATATTCAAATAGATAGCTTCCATCGCCTCCACCACCGAAATCTTCAAACCACGATTTTACTTTGTCTACTAATTTCTTTTTGAGCAATGAGTATGCGCCTTTAGCTATTTTTACTGTAGCGTTAGCTCCGCCTCCAAAATTAATATTTAAACCTGACATTACTTTATTTACTAGTTTCCCTGGATGTTGTACGTAATCCCACACATCGCCGATTTTATCGCCTAACCAAGATGCACCATCTTTGATTTTATCGCCTGCTGCTTCAACCATTTCTTCTGCACCTTTTTTGATATTATGCGCTGTGTTTTTAGCTGTAGCTCCAAATTCTCCTGCTTTTTTACCTATATTACCTTTAAGTTGGTCTAGCCAATCTTTCTTTTTCGTACCTCCATGAAACTTTGGTAAAACACCCATACGCTGTAACTTCAGAGTGTCATTAGCATTTATTACGCTATCCCCAACTCCTAGTGGAACAACCACATCTCGTCCTTGGGGTGCATGGAATGTTCCGTCAGCCCTGTGAATTACTTCTTGAACTCCACCACCTGGGGCGTTTCCAGAACCTCTATCATTTAATACAGCAAATGTCGGTTGCGTTAATGCTCCCGAATTATCGGTAGCTACACCCTTTCCTGCTAAAGTACCAGTAGACAATGTAGGTATTGGCTTGATGAGATTTTTATCAGTAATGGCTTTAGATATTTTATTAATACCGCCAATCATGCTATTCAAACCGCCAATAGCTTTATTAGCAACATTTTTACCTAAATCAGCCGCAGCTCTTCCCATGTCTTTACCAATATCTCTAATCCAATCATATGTTTTGGATAGCCATTTTCTAAAACCATTAAATACTGATTTAGCGTTAGACCATGCCGAACTTGAAATTGCATCAAAACGATCGTGGGCTCTTGAATACATATCCCCAGTCCAATCTTTTAAAGATTTGTATGAGTTACTAAACCATTTCGATGTTCCTTTCCAAACGGATTTTGCATTCGACCAAGCTGTACTAGAAATATTATCCCATTTCGCGCGAGATTTATTAGCCATATCCGTTAGCCAGCCCTTTGCACTTTTATATGCATTGCTAAACCATTTTGATGTGCCTCTCCAAATAGATTTTGAATGCGCCCAAGCTTTATCTGAAGCATCTGAATACTTTTGCTTAGTTTGATTGTAAATACTTCCTGTTGTCGATTTAACAGATTGCCAAGCTTTTCCAAACCATTTACCAGTACTATTAGCTATAGCCTTAGTGTGGTATCCTACAGAACTTTTGGCTGAGCTCCAACCTGAACTTAATTTGCTTGGAATCCCTTTGATTCCGCTCCACATTTTTTTCATTTCGCCGCCAAAATGATTAGCATTTCTGCCCATTTTACTAAAGGCTTCGCCAGTTTTACTTTTTACGCCGTCCCAAGCATTTCCAAACCATTTCTTTATATTTTCTCTGTTTCTACGAGCTGTTTCTTCTTGTTCTTTAGCGTATTTATCGCTTTTTTTCTTTTGGTCTTCTCTAAAGTTAGACCACCAACTTTTAAGGCCATTCCACCACTTTTCAGTATTTTTATATACACGTCCACTGGATAAATCCATTTCTTTATCAATATCTTTATTTTGCTTTTTAACAACATCTACTACAGCATCTTTTTTAGATTTTGCTTTTCTTACTTCATCTTTATGTCTTTGATCAGCAATAGCTAACAATTTATCTTTTTCAGACTTAGAAAGGTTGACGTTATTTTTTATAGCAATGACATCATCTTCATATTGCTTGTCCACTTCTTTTTTTCTTGCTTTTCTTGCTTTTTCTGCTTCTTTAATTGCTTTGCTCGCTTCGTCTATTGAATAAGCATTTCTGTTTCTTTGCATTCTTACTAAAATACGCTCTTGCTCTTTTTCAGTCTTACTCAATTCTTTAACAGTGATATCACGTCTTTGATTTTCAAGCTTTTCAATTTCTTTTCTTTCATTTTCTGAAATCTGACCATCACTCAAAGCTTTTTCTTTCAATTCTTTGATTTTCTGATTGAGTTCTTGCTCTTTTTTAATTCGCAAGTCATTTTTTTCTTTAGTTCGAGTTAAAATGTTTTGCTTTTCTTGTTCATCGAATGCACTATACTTATCAATAAGTTCTTGAGTTTTTTCGAGTTCCTTTTTATTTCTTTTTTCTATTTCAGCTATAAGGTTATTAGATAAATCCGTTTCAATTTTCAAAAGTTTTTTTGCTTTGTCTTCTGATATCTGACCCGAGTTTAAACGTACTTTTTCCATGATTCTGCTATTTTCTTCAGAATAATGCACATATTTTTCTAAAGCTTTTTCTGTTTCTTTTGAAACACCTTTCCCTAACACTTTTACAGTATCAGACGCTTTTTTAGAAGCTGTGCCCATGGTTTGCATAAATCCTTTAAACTTGTTGACTCCTACTTTGAGAAGGTCATCGTCGCTTAATGATTTATAACCATCTTTCATATCTTTTGAAAACTTTTCTTTGAAGCTTTTGCCGATACTTCCAAGATAGTTTTTAAACTCTCCTAGCTTTCTAACAGCGCCGCCAATAATTTTACCACCAAAAAACTTTATAGTTTCTCCTAAACCGTTAATACCGTTTCTGAACCATTCCACACGATCATATGCGGTTTTAAAAACTTTATACGCAATTGTAATAGCAGTTATTGTAGCACCTATAGGTCCTGTTAAAAACCTTAAGGCTACACCCGCAAATCTTGCGCCTCCACTTACTGCAAATAAAGATTTTGCAGCTAATCCTAAACCGTTTTTCAAAAGTTTGAACGGTAAAATTGCTAGCTTTGCAGAATTTTTCAAAACATTTATAGGTTTTAAATTAAACATCATAGCTCCGGCTAACCCTTTAAAGCCTTTTGACGTTTTTCCTGTTGTAGAACCAAGAAATAATGTTTGAAGACCTAAAGATTTCATTGCTTTTGAATTAGTATTTGAAAGGATTGTATTTTCAGCAATACGTCTATTTAATGACGCATATCCTTTAGCAGCACTTCCAACTGTACGTATTAATAACCCTCCAGCAAGAACTGCAGGTCCAATTGCTGCACCAAAAAGTGCTAATCCTACTGAAGCTTTTCTAACCCAACCAGGGAGATGTGTAAATCCATCAACTAATTTTGTTAAACCTTCCGCTCCTGCTCTAATCATAGGCGTTAAATCTTTACCGACTTCGATTGCTAATGATTCAAAAGCGCCACCTAATTGTTCCAGAGCGCCTTTGAGATTATCTTTCATCAAATCTGCTGCTTTTTTACTTTCGCCATTGGAATTCTTTAAGGATTTACTATAGCTATTAATTTTATCTGGTCCCGCTTCAATCAAGGCTAAAAATCCACTTGCTGCTTCAGTACCAACTATTGTAGCCACTGTAGCTAGTTTTTGTTCTCTCGTCATGCCTTTCATATTATCTTGGAACTGTCTAATCAATTCACCCATGCCAACAAATTGACCTTTAGCATCAGACAAATGAATACCTAATTTTTTCATTTCCTTAGCTGTATTTTTACTTGGATTAGCTAGCCTGATAAATGAAGCTCTTAGGGCAGTACCTGCTTGAGAACCCTCTAAACCTGAGTTAGATAAAACTTCAATTGCTGCGGAAGTGTCCTCTATTGAAACTCCTAATGCTTTTGCAGGAGTACCAGCATACTTCAATGCATCTCCCATGTACTGAATATCTGCAGCACTATCATTTGCTGATCTCGCAAGTAAATCAGCAACATGATTTGCATCAGATGCTTTTAAACCGAAAGAGTTAATCGCTGAAGCCATTACAGTTGCAGTTGTAGCCATTTCTGCACCACTTGCTTCTGCTGCACTGATAACACCTGGCATAGCCTCCATTGTTTGTTTGGCATTAAAGCCTAAAGCTGCCAATTCTTCCATACCTTTAGCAACTTCGTTAGCACTTTTACTGGTTTTAGCTCCTAAGTCAACTGCTTGATTAGACATGCTTTTCAAGTCTTTACTGCTTGCTTGCGCAATCGCTCCAACTCGAGACATTTGGCCTTCAAAGTCTGCACTTGTTTTTAATGCTGCACCTAACCCTAAAGTAATTGGTGTAGATACGCCCATCGTCATTGTACGTCCCAGGGAAGTCATTTTGTCTCCAATAGAACTAAATTTCTTTGACATGACATCCGCTTGACTTGCAAGTTTACCGAAATGACTTTGAGCTATCATTTGTTCTTTGTTAAAAGTCTTCATTTCGGATGAAGCTTTATCTATTGAACGCTCCAAATTATTTAAAGCAGCTTTTTCTTTATTAACAGCTGTTTCAGCTTTTGCGACATTAGCGCTATGATTCTTAATAGTATTGTTTAAATCATTAAATTCTTTTTCTGTTTGCTTTAATTTAGTATTAGTTTTAGCGTAAGAACTTTCAATTTTATCATTTGATTTTGAAAGATTGTCATTTTGCACTTTTAGTTTTTGAACTTGATTGCCTTCTTGTTTATATTGTTCAACAAGTGCTTTATGCTTAGCGGACTGCTTCTGTACTGCGTCACTTGCTCTTTTTAGTTGTGCAGTAGTAGCTTGGTTACTATTCTTAAGCTTTTGTTCTGCATCTCTCAACTGTTTAAGTTTTTGATACGCATCTTGTTTACGTTGATTTGTACGTTTATATTGATTTTCAGCTTTTTTAAGTTCTGTATTCGATGATTTTAAGGCTTCTTTAGATTTATCAAGAGCTAATTTTTCTTTTTTATTGGCTTCTACTAACTTTAAATATGCTTTCTCAACATCTTTTACACTGGATTTAGCTTTTTGGTAATTAGCGTTAACTTGTTTAAGCTCATCTTCTACTTGAGAATACATCTTTTTTTGAACTTTAAGCCTATCATTTAACCCCTTAATTCTCGCCTGATATTTTTCCATTGATTTTTCAGACTTATCAAATGCTGACAGATTAGCTTTCATTTCACTATTAACAACACCTAATTGTCGCTTTAAACCTTTCATGCCTTCTTGGACACCTAAATGGTCTAATTTCAGCTCCAAGGTCATGCCTTCTACTTTTTCATTCATATTAACCTCCTTTCTAGCTTCCAAAAAGTTTTCTTAAATCCGTACCTGTAATGACTTTTTGTTCACTTTGTTTTTCTTCAGTCTCTTCTTTATTCTCTTCATTAAGTATTTCTAAAAGTTTTACATACGGCTGTTTTCTGACTTCAGTTAATGTCCACCCATACTGCTCCATACAGAAACGTTGTATTTTCTTAATGTTCGATAAAATGTCTTTTATTGAGATTGTTCTTCTGTCTTTCCCATCTCTTCTGGTTCAGTTTCTGAATCTTCTTCATCTTCACCATTGATTTCTCGAAATATATCTTGTAAGGCTTTTGTATAAGTTTTAGTACTCATCTTGTTCAGAACATCTTCTTCAGTCAATCCTTCATCTTTAAATAAATCTACTAATAACTGTCGCTCTTTTTGTCTCATTTTTGTTGCGTTAGGTGCTTCTTTTTTATTCTCTTGATTTACTAATTCTAAATACTCATAGCATTTTTCTGCTTCGCCCATTGTTACATCTTCTTTTGTATAGCTCTCTGTTTTTCCTGTTTTACGATCTTTAATTTCAAATTTAATCATTGTATTAGCTCCTTTTATTCAAATAAAAAAGACGCAGATATACTGCGCCTTAAATCCCTATCCGTTTGTTACTGTCACTGAAATTTGTCCTGACTTATCGCTTCCATCAGTAGACATAGCAGTGATTACTGAAGTACCTTCAGCTACACCGTGAATTGCTCCTGTATTTTCATCTACAGTAACAAATTCTGGATGTTCACTTGTATATTTCAATATTTTATTCGTTGCTGTGCTTGGTGCAATGTTTGGCTCAACATTGTCATCGGTATTTACCATAATTGATTTAGTTTCTGGTGTAAATGATACGCCTGAGACTAGAATTGGATTGGTTTTGAATTGAGGTACATCAACTTTACTAGATTCTTTACCATTTTCTTCCCATGCCACTTGGTAAGTACCTTTTGGATAAGTTGTATCCGCTTCTAAATTAGATAAAGTTACTGACACTTTGCCTTCACCTTGTTCAGAAGCTACGACGTCGTCTCCTTTATAAACCTTTAAAGTTTTAGTCATAAATTATTCTCCTTTGATTTATTTTGAAAGCCCCTATTCTGCTGAAACTGTTGCAGATTTTGAATTAACTGCTACTTCAACATTTTGGGGATTAGCTGGGTAACGAACCTGCAGAATCCTCTGAATGATCTTCACTGTCCGTGTATCCAACGAATACTTTTTTGAAGAATTCTGCTTCTCCTTCTTTACCTTCATGATAACCGTATACAATACCTTGTGACGTTCCATCAACATCAACTTTTCTATTCATCCAGTCACCTGTTAATTTTGTAGGTTCTGGGGCTTCTGCTTTTTCACCTCGTGTTTTAAATTCAATTGAATCTAAACTAAAAGTACCTTTAAGTAAGGCTACATATACCGGCTGACCTGTTAAACCATCTTCCGATTCGCCAATTACTGTTACATACGGTGCTCTTGTATTCTCTCCTACCCAAGATGTACCATTTTTATCTTTAGTACGTCCAATAACTGTGTTTAAATCATCACTTGGAATATTGAAAATACTCATGTCAGACTTAACTTCATTAGTACCTTGTTTTTTCATCCATACACGTTTGTTAGATGCAAACATATCTACTAAATCTGGTGCTAAACCTGTGATATTTAGGTCAACTGTACCACCTTTTTCATCTTCCCATGTCATGCGTTTAACTACTTTTGTTGCTTCTGGGTTAAAAACTCCAACGTATAATCTTTTAAAACCTACTTTATAAGAACCTTGTCCTTCTGCCATTGCTTATTTCCTCCTTAAAAATTAAAAAGCACACCTATTCGATGCGCTGATTTTTATAATATATATTTTTGGGTATGCCTTGATATCGTCTCGACATCACATAACGTTTAGTTTCTTCAAAATAAGCATCTAACTGACTAGATGCTTGAATTAAATTTTGTTGATATAACAGGTATCTTATTCGTTTTGTTATATCAATTGTTTTCTGATTATTTGAAGATTCTACATCTATTTGAATTAAGTATTCTTCACTGAGATATTTATCAGACATAAAGTCTGAAGGCAAATCATAAACAGGTGTAATAACAACAAAGGGTTTGGAAGTTTCAGCGTTTTCAGTGACTTTGTAATAGTATATTCTAGAATTTATATGTGTTTTGAGCTCTGCATCAGATAATAAAATTCCTTTTATGGTGTTTAATATATTCATTTATCTGGCCAACTCCTTTTTTATAATTTCTCTATACTTACGTTCGCTAGCAGCTAATGTTTTTGCAATAACTCCAAAACCTCTTGGTGTATATTTTTTTCCATCTCTTGTATAACCATGTTCATTCAAGTGAATAATGTTTTTGCGATTCATAGGGCCTACCCATTCAATTAAAACAGCCCTTTCTTGACTGCCAACTTTTGTATAAGGCTTAGATTTAGTCATTTCTTCTATACTGGCACCCGTATCTTTAAAGCTCTCGAACTCTTTCTTTAAAGCCTTTATAAAAAATTCAGATGCTTCTTTTAAAGCTTTATCACTCTTAGCCTGCATTGCTTGTTTACCGTATACCGATTCTAATTTATTCAACACTTCAGGTATCCCTTTAATTTCTACACTCATTTTTCTGATAAAACCACTGTATTATAGCCAATATCTGGTGTATCAATTCTTATTTCTACAATGTTGAATAATTTATCGGAATATAATGCACTGTCAATTTTAACTAAGTGATTTGTTTGTGGTAGATATTCAGTTTTAGAAGACCTGACAATTATGGTTAATCCTGATTTTGATTCAGTCGCTTTTAAAATTTCTCTATCTTTCATAGAAGGATTATAAATTTTACAAAAGCAACTATACAATTTCATTTTTTCCTCTTCATCTGGATATGGTCCTTTGTTTATATATTGAAAAAAATACGCGCGATCTTTAAATTCATTAAATTCCATTTAAAAATCACCTACCACTTTTTTAATTTCAAAATCATTTTTTGCAATCCTTTTTCATTAAACACCTTGCTTCTAGATTGGTCATTTGAGTATCCACGACTTTCATAATCTCTTGCAATGATATATTTAATCGCTGTACAAAAAAGCGGGTATTCCAAGTCATCTTTGTCATAATCTGGAACCCCACTTAATAGTAATTCAGACTTAGCCGATTGAATGAGACCTTCAATTAAATCATTTTCGAAATTATAGTCAATTCTCAACCACAATTTAATTTCTTCTAAACTCATTTCATCACCCCTATTCGGCTGATATTACAGCTGATTTAGCCTTAGCTGTTACATTAACCTTTTGGGGCTTAGCTGGGTAATGGACCTGTATTTTCTTTTGCTTTTGCAATTCTGAATGCACTGTCTAATGTACGTTGCTGATCATACCATGCTGTTAATACAAACAAATATTCGCCTTTTTTAACATCTTTATCAGTGTCATAAGTTGTTCCATCATAGTTAATTCCAAAATAATTGAAATCTCCCACAATAGGTTTAACTGCTGCATCTGTAAATACTACTGGTTTGCCAAATACTTTTTCTGCTGGTGTGTCAAAGAAATTTGTTGTTCCATTTGAAAGAACACTAATAATTTTGACATAATCTGCATATCGCATATAAATTGTTGCGTTATCACGATAATCTTCATGTAAATCTGCTAAAGCGTTAATAATAGCATCATACATGTCTGCTCCCTCAACTTCTTTAACAGATCCATTATAAAATGACATGTGTTCTAATCCAGATTTAGGACTTACTGCTAAGGCATCTTTACGCTCTTTAGCTGCTAATCCTGATTGTAGTGCGTTTTCAACCCAGTTTACTAAATCTACATCTGATCCATGAATTACAGTATCTGAAATTGCAGCAAATACTTTGAATTTATTAGTAGTGAACTTGACTGTATCACCTTTTGCTTTTAATTCTTTTGCTGTTTCTACGTCTGTAATGAAATCATCATCGTCTAAAGTGTATGAAACTCTTGGAATCTCTAAACCTTTAATGTTAGTTAGACGAGCTTTTTCACGTAATTGGTTTTTAGCAAATGGTTCTGAAACAATTTCTTTAGAAAGTGTTTTTGGTAAGAGCTTATCTCCACCTGAATCATTTCCTGTTGGTAAAGCGTGTAATAAACGTTGTGCCTCCATTGAAGGTTTTTCAAATTCATTTGGTAAAATCGCGTGACGATAAAACTCTGCCTTAGCTTTAACCATCTTCTCATTATCACTTAAAGATTGATAAGCTTCTCCTTTATCTTTAACTTTCGCTTTTTCTTTCTCTTCAATGTCTTGCACTTGTCTTTCAACAATGTTAAATCTTTGTTGTAAACCTGCTTTTTCTGTTTCTAGTTGTTTGATGTCTTCCATATCAATATTTGGATCTGTTGCTTTCTGACTCAATTCATCATTTTTATTTTTTAATTGTTGTCCAATCATACCTAAGGATTGTTTTAATTCATATAATGTCGGCATTTCATTTCCTCCTAATAATTCATTGTCATTTTTAAAATTTCGCATTCGCGTTTAATTTTTTCTCTTTTTTCTTTTTCTTCTAGTGACATACTTTCTTTAGGTGTTTCAACCAATTCAGATGTATCTACATCATCAATTTTAGTGATTTTGTCTACATCTTTCTTTAAATCTTCTGGGACGTTCTCGAAACGCTTATATTGCTCTTTAGAGATACTAGCAGCTATTTCATTAGCTCCTAAAATTTCATCTATCAAGCCGAAAGACAAGGCTTCTTCTGCAGTAAGCCAAGTTTCTGCATCTAACATCTGTTTTAAGTGTTCTTGATCTAAATCTTTTGCTTTATCTAAATAAGCTGAATTACTAACAGCATCTGTTTTTTCAAGTAAATCCGCTGTCTTTCTTAATTCTTCTGCATTACCTACAGTCATAACCCATGAATTATGAATCATTAAAAAACTATTTTTGTGCATAAAAATAGTGTCACCACTCATAGCGATAACACTAGCAATTGATGCCGCTAAGGCATCGACATAGATATTAATTTTTGCAGGATGCATTTTTAGCATATTGTATATTGCATGCCCTTCAAATACACTGCCTCCAGATGAATTTATATGAACATCTATTTCACTGATGTCTCCTAGTTCATCTAGTTTATTTTTGAAATCTGTAGCAGTTACATCACTTTCAAACCATTTATCACTTACAATATCACCATAAATAAATATTTCACCTTTACTTTTTGATTTTCTTTTCATTTGAAAATACTTAGCTTTCATTGACATTTTTATCACCACCTTTCAAAGATTTTCTTAATTCAAGTGGCGTGTCAATTGGGTATAAATCACCGCTTATTAGCGGCTTATCTCCACCTTCAACTGGTGGTAAATCTTCCCACTCTCTAATGTCATTTATAGTGTAGTAACCACTACGAACTGCTTTAAAGTACACTTCTGCTTGTGTTGCACTATCAGCCCTTAAATAAGATTTAACGTTAAATTTAAAATACCTATTTTTTTCTCTGTCTGTTTTAGTAAGTAGTTTCCGATTAAATTCTTCTTCATACTGTTTGACGATTGGCAATAAGGTATGCTGCAAGTAAAATCTGTTTAACTCTTCATTTTTCGCGAAATTTGTATTTGATCTTGCATTTAAGAATACTGAGGGCAATTGAAAAACGTTAGCTACTCTTTCTCTTGTTAAATTCTCGCTTGCCACTATATCTTCAGAGACATATTTTTTAGGTAACGGTTCGATTTCAACACCAGGCTCTTGGAATAATATTCCACCGTTTTCTTCATAGTACTGTTTGAAATCTTCTAACACTTGCTGCCTTTTTTCTTTACCTACATTGGAACCATATTTAAGCATGAAAGAATCAGGTTTTTGCATTTCTGTAAGATTAAAGGTTCTTACTGCATTATCAAAATCAGTTGTATTCTTCAACACATCAATCGGACTAATGCCTTGCACCATATTAGATGCCACGATGTGTTTAAAATGCAACATGTCCATATTATGAACAATCAATTTATTTCCAGTTGCAGCATGAATGGAATAATAAAGTTCACGTGATTGGTTTTCAATTAACATTTCAACAACATCTGGATTTAATAAGAAAAGCTTTGATGGTTGATGATAGATGTCTCGTTCAATTAGCACATATGCATTACCTTTTTCATTTCTGATTGTTTCAATTTGATTAATAAAATCAAAACTGCTCAGAGAATTATTCGGTGACACTGTAAGTAAATCAGATACTTCTGTATTAACTACTTTATAATCTTCATACATTTTCAAGGGCAAACTAGCCATCGAATTAGATAACTTTGTAATAGCTGAAAATATCGTTTCATTAGTTTCAAGCGTATTATTAATTACACCCCAAAAAGATCTATTTTTCCATGGGCTAAAGTCATAAAGCTTAGAAGTTGACTGATCAATCCAATTGTCTATCAATTTTTTCTTTATGCGTGTGACAATATTCTCTTTTGCGATAACATTCACCTCCTTAACGCATTATGTCTTTAATACTAATAAACTCTATGTTTCCTTCACCACTATCAGAAACAACTTTATTCATAATATCTGTATATGTGTTTAAAAATGCTGCAAAGCCATCTATTTTACGATATCTGCTTTGCTTAGACGGCAACCAGTTTCCGTTTCTGTCTAGTTTCAACTGAACATTATTGATATACCATTTCATTAAAGGATTATTATTAAATATTATTTTCCCATCTAAAAACATTTCTTTTAAATCCTTCAATGCAGGGCTCAAGGTCAAAGCTCCTTGTCTTGTTTCTTCCGTTTCAAACCCGTAATTTTTTAACTCTTGATTTAGTTTGAATGCGTTCGCTCTATCATAAGTAATTTTTTCTACTACATAATGCTCATTCATCTTAATTATCCAATTTAAAACATCTTGGTAGTCAATATAAGGCTTATCTTGCACTGTTAATAAGCCATCTTCTTCCCATTCTCTATAGGGTATTTTTTCGTTAGAATATTCAACTTTGTGCTTAGGAATCCATGAATGCGATAAAACTGCAACTTTACCATTATCTAACGCAAAAGTAGCACACGCGGCTGTAAAGTCCTCTGTTTCTGATAAATCATAACCAATCGTGCATGGTCTGCCTTCCAGCTCTTCTAAAGAAACAATTTCATTATTTTTTTGGAGTGTTGGGTAATCAATAAAACTCATCTCGTCATTATTAGCAAAGATATTAAACCTTTTGGTTATAAAATCTCCACGTTCAGCTGGTGTTCTCTTAGCTTTTTCCCACTCTTCTTTCATCTCATCTAAATTTATAGAGACACCTAAGTTGGGATTTGCTTTTATCCAGTTCGACGAATCATTAATATCATCGTCATCATCCAAAGATGCTAAATAATAAAAAGTTCTTTCGTCTTCTATGATTTGATCTAAGGTGTCTCTTCCCGCTTCTACCATATCAACAAGTGGACCATCTAATTGATACCCTGCTGTCGTAATGTAGATGAGAAGAGGTTGTAACCTTGCAGCTCTTGAGTTTTTTATAACTGAAATCAATTTATAGTCTTTAAATTCATGAATTTCATCAAAAATCCCCATGTGTGTATTCAATCCATCTAACTTATCGCTATCTGATGCTTGGGGCATAATTTTTGATATCGTTGCGTCATAATGGATTTCATCTCTTAATGTTCTGAAATTTTTATCAAGCTTTGGGCTAGCTTTTATCATCGCCTTAGATTCATCGAATAATATTCTAGCTTGTTTCATTACGTTTGCTAAAAGATGGATTTCAGCGCCGTTTTCTCCATCTTGAGAAACAGCATAGTTAGCAACACCAGATATAGTAGTTGTTTTACCATTTTTTCGCCCCATAAATATCAAAGCTTCTTTAAACCTGCGCAGTTTTGTTTCTTTATGAACCCAACCAAACAAACTGCCGATAATAAAATGTTGCCATGGCTGTAATACAAGTTGACGTTTAGATCCTTTGGAAGGTTTACAAAACTTTTCTATAAATCGAATAGGACGATGCGCTAATTCTTCATCAAATACCCATTTACCTCCATTTTCTAAATATCTAAGATGCCTATCACATTCTTTTCTAACATATTTGCTTGTTTTTATTTTCCCTTGAGTGACTTGCTCTGCATACCATGTTGTTAATAGTTTTGGTGAAGGTTCATTTAAAACTTTAATAGTCACCAAATCCACCTTCTTCTTGAACTATCTTTTTTCTTTGTGCTGCTGTTAAACCCATAGACTTGAGTAAGTTATTTAGTGTTTGAACTGTTTTTGTCAGTTCTATGCTTAATGGATTCTTAACAATATTGCTCGCACCAGCCTTGTTTGTATGCTCTATCATCAAATCACTATTTTTAAGTTCATCTCTTAACCGACAATAAAATTCATATGTTTCTATATACAAGTTAATTAATATGTCATCAGATTTTTTGTAATCCTCTATATATTCTTTTAGCTGTTTTTTTGTTAATTTCATATAAAGACCCCCTTTCATAAAAGTTTATCCGCGTTGCAAGCGAAGGGCCCCCGCCGGTACCCGGCGAAAAAACATTTTAAGCCAATGGGCAGGGGGCTATAAAATTTTATTTAAATATTTTTTTATTTAAATTTTTAGAACTCTAATTTTCTTAAGACTACTTTTGTCATTATCATTTGCATGAATTTTGTTATGACAGCTATAACAAACTGACATTAGATTATCTAAGTCTAAAGCTTTGTTAAAATCTTCATCAACATAAATAATGTGATGCACAATGTTTGCATCTGTTACAATATCTTCGCGTAAACACATTTGACAAAGATAATTATCTCTATCTAATGCTATCTCTCTTAACTTCTTCCATGCTTTTGAATGATAGAACCAATCGTATTGATATGACTTACGACCATGCTTATAAATGTTATTATGCTTGGTCATCTCTTACACCTCTTTGATTGCATAGCAAAAGACACACCGCATAGCGATGTGCCTCGTGTACTTGTGTCGTATAACTTTTAGATAACTTTATACATCTTTCCGATACTATCATATTACTACAGATTTGTAGGCCTTTTGCACAATCTTTGCACAATGTTATTTGATACCTGCATGATACGCTATCGCTTTAACAAAGTTCTTTCGTATTGTAGTAACTGTATTGCGATGCATGTGACATGCATCCCCTATTTGTTCTATCTTTAGCTTCTTATCTTTATTCCAATACTTTAACCTTATTACTTTCTTATGATCTTCAGGTAACTTTAAGTACTCACTTTCAACTGCTTCAACCATCTCTTCTAAATTACGTAACATCTTATTAGTCAATAATCTTGTCGCCATTAACTCAGTTGTTCTAACTGGCTCTCCTTTTTGTAACGGTCCATACACAATGTTGGTGTCTAGTTCTTTCGTTGGGTTGAGTATCTCCATTCTCAATCTATTTATCTCTTTCTTGTTCTCTTGTAGGTTATATATCTCTGACTCAATATATTTAAATGTACCTGGCTTAATATCATATGACGCCTTTCCCATCTTATACCTCCATTACTTATGCTTAGCTATTCTTGCTTTAATAGCTTTCATCAATTCTTCTTGCGTTAGTTCTTTATTTTGTAAAGCTTTATATACTCTTTGGTCTATTGTGTTATCGGTCATGATGTGATGCATAATAGTCGTATGATTTTGTCCTTGTCTATATAATCTTGCATTTGCTTGTTGGTATAATTCCAATGACCATGTAAGTCCAAACCAAACAATAATGTGCCCACCTTGTTGTAAGTTTAATCCATGCCCTGCACTTGCTGGATGCGCTATAAGCAGCTTAATGTCTCCACTATTCCAACGTTCTTTATAGTTTGAATCCTCTAATGTGGTTGCTTCCTTAAACCTTTGAAGTATTCTTTCTTTATCATGTTTGAAGTTATAAAACAATAGTATTGGTTGACCTTGTGATTCCTCGATAATTTCTTCTAACTTCTCTAATTTCTTATCATGTATTTCCCTTACATCTCCATTATCTGTATAAACTGCACCGTTAGATAGTTGAAGTAGTTTCTGACTTAACGATGCCCCATTTTGAGCTACAACTGTTCCATCTTCTTCCGATTCTAGGATGTAATGTTTTTCAAGCTCATCATATAACTTACGTTCTTTATCAGATAAGACTACTGTTTGTTTAGTATCAACTCTGTCAGGCATATCCAGATAATCTTTCGCTTTCATGCTTAAACATATATCTTCTATTCGTTCATATATCTTTTCTTCAGATCCGTCTCTTAGCTCCCAGTTAAAAACATGTTCGCTAACTTGATGTGTTGGTTTAAAGTACCTTTCTCGATAACGACTGAATGAAGACCCAAGTCTTTCGCCTCTGTCTATCAAATAAACTTGAGCCCATAAATCCTGTAAACTATTTGGACTAGGCGTTCCTGTTAATCCTATAAATCTATTAATGAGTGGTAATTTCTTTTTAATAGATTTAAACCTTTGACTCTTAGGGCTTTTAAATGTAGACAGTTCATCAATTACAACCATATCAAATGGCCATTCTTTTTTATATTGATCACATAACCATTTAGTATTTTCTTTATTGGTTACATAGATATCAGCCTCTGTGGTTAATGCAGCATTTCTTTCTTTAGGTGTTCCTAAAACTAAAGACACTTTCAGATGATTTAAATGGTTCCACTTATCAACTTCATCAACCCATGTATCTTTAGCAACTTGTTTAGGTGCTATGACTAACATTTTTTTAGTGTCTAACAACTGCAATTCACTAAATGCTGTAAGTGTTGATACTGTTTTCCCTAGACCCATATCTAAAAACAGACCGTATTTCTCATTATCTATCACTTTATCTATTGCATACTTTTGATAGCTATGTGGTTTGAAGTCAATCGCCAAATGATCCACCTACCATTCTGATAAAAGTATTTACTTGTTCTTTATTCCATAACACATATACTGTATGATCTCTGTTTTCAAATTGTCTATGCACATATTTTTGTAAAGGGTGCAACTTTCCTTTTTCTTGCTTCATTTCTACAAAATATGTTTTTCCTTCTGGCATAATAATAATTCTATCTGGCACACCTCTTGTTCCAGGTGCAACCCATTTTAAACATAAACCGTTTAGCTTTGTTATCTCTTTCACTAAATATTTTTCTAATGTCGACTCTTTCATTTATTCACCTTGTATACAAAATTTATATTTGTGTTCCGATGTTGCATCAATTCTTGCCAAACTTTTAAAAATAGCTGTTAGAGGGTTACCCCTATACCCCTTTACTCCCTAACACTACTTTTTAAACTTTATAGTGAATTTGATGCAACATTGGAAACAAACAGGGTTGAACCTTACAGCGAGAAGGGAAAGAGGTGTTGTATCATTTGTTGCATCAATGTTGCATCACCAAAAATGATACAACACCTACGATTACTTTTTACACTCCCGTGTTGCATCACTCAAAAAATGATGCAACATCTGATACAACACTCTAAAATGTATATTTATTCAATATTTCTTATATTAAATCCTCTAAACTTTCATCTCTTACATAAGCTATCTGTACACCATAATCTTTTCCAAATCGAATTTTCCCACTTTTATTACCATCATATACAGACCAATTGTCTAATTGTCTTAAGATGTTTGAAATCTTTCTAATTTCCATAGATCCTCTACTATCTCCCTTATCCTTACCAAAACATTCAACAAACACTTCAAGCGCACAGACCTTATTTCTTTCAACGTAATCTACATTTCCTGTTGGTAACATATCAACATCACCTTGATAAAATCGTCTTCTTTCAAAGATGCTCAAGTCTTCCCAATTGCTTGGGATTGGCGTGTTAAGATATTCATCAATAATACCTGTATATGGAGATTCCTCAGTATGTTTACTTTGGATTGAACGCATTTCTTCTTCTAGTTCAGGGTTAAGGAACAACTCTTCTCCTTGTTCATAATAGTATTTAGCTTCTGCCCAGATTTGGTCGATCTCTTCTTTGGTTAGTTTAGACCAGTTCACTTCAACTCTCTCTGGATTTACAGTCATTGGCCAAAAACGTCTTCCACCAGTTTCATCTCTTAAGAAATCAACTTTATTAGTTGTACCAATGAAAATGCATTGCCTTGGAAAATCTTCAATATAATGTCCATAAGCAACACGAAACCGGTCAACTTGTTTAGATATGAAATGCTTAATAGCTTCAACTTCAGCTTTTCTTGTAGCTGCAAGTTCTGCCATTTCCATTAACCAAACGCCTTGTAATGCCTCATACGCTTCCTTACCAGTAACAGAAACTAAACTGTCAGAAAACCATGCACCACCTAATTTTTTTAGCAAAGCAGATTTACCTACACCTTGAGGACCGAAAAGAGTTAGCATGTAGTCAAATTTACATCCAGGCTCCATTACTCGAGCGATTCCAGCAGTCAATGCCTTTTTGGTAGTTGTTCTATTCACTTCAGTGTCTTCAACACCTAAGTATTTGATAAATAACTTTTCAAGACGTTTATGCCCATCCCACGATATTTTATTTAGATAATCTCTTACTGGATGATAGGCATTTTGCATTGCTACGCTTATAATGGCATCTTTTGTTTTGCCTGAATGGTGTATGTCATAAATCTTTTCGATATAACTTCTTAAACTGCTATCATCACCGTCTTGCCATTGACGTATTTTAAAATTATTATTCCATGGCATTTTCCCTAAGCATTCAATTTGTTTTGTAAATTCATTAAATGCTATTTTTCCTTTTAAATTTGGATCATTACGCAATATAATTTCTATATTTGGAATACTAGCTTTGAAAGTACCTTTCGAAGTAATTTCTAACGTCTCAGACCATACATCATCGTTATTTTCTATTTCGTCGAAATCCTCCATTGCATCAGTCATTTTGTCGTTAATTAATTGCTTTTTAACAACCTCATCATTTTGCGCTCTTTGCTGCATTGCTTTATAACTAGGTAGTCGATTAACCGGAGTATCTGTTTTAGTGTCTTCATCTTGAGCACCATATAAGTGTATGCGTACTAAATCAAAACTGTTCACAAGCATACCGCTTACGGGATCCGTATTATGATGAGAATAGGCAAACTTGTTATTTTCGTATAACACCAATCCACCTGCAGTTGAACCTTCATGATAGGTATAACGGTTAGTAGAATGTTTTTCGTATAAATCAGGAATAAAAGTTTCTATAGCTTCTTCTATCGTATAGGCTCTACAAAATGCACCAACAATTCCCGGCTTTTCTTCTGGGTCGCCTTGCTTATCTGCTAATCTTTTAGTATTACTCTCTTCCCTTGAAGACGTTGGCCATTCTAATGTGTCAGTCCAATCAACATATTCATTTAATATTTTATCTGGGTCTAACAAAGGTAAATCTTCATAGGTAAAGAAAAATTCTGCATCATTGCTAGTTGAAGGCCAATACATTAACCTATGTGGTTGATAAGTTGTATCATCGAAGTAATCCATGCCAACGATATCTGCCACTTTACGTCCAATAGCCTCATACTCATCCGCATTTACATTCCGTTTTAAAGGAATCACTAAACGTAATCTTGGACTTATCTCTCTATGCTTATGTGTTGAATACAAACAATATGCAAAATCATAAAACATAGATAATATGTCCGTCATATCTTGAGCAGCATAATCGATATCAAGTGTTAGCATTGAACGATTCATGACTTGACCAGCACGCCGTTTCCCTTCTTTTAAATATCCGCCGACAAATCCACCAACATCTTTTATATCGGCTTGTTCAGACTTAGACATTTTATTGTACTCAGTTAAATCTTCTTTAGTTCTAACTGTTTGTGCTAGCTTCTGCATAAAGTCAGACCAAGCCATGTTGTGATTAGTCCAATGAGTGGATAAACGACTAGCAGCATAAGAATATGAAACATCACGATCATATTTAATTGTTTCTATTTGAGTGACTTTGTCTAACATGTTCGGCTCCTTTCATTATTTTAGATAGAGCAGAGAAGCCAACGCCTCTCTTTAGCTTTTGAATCTTTTTCTAATTCGTTCAACTTCATTTTCATAATCTTCTAAACCTTCAACACCATTATTTTTTACTAACTGCTTGAAAAGATAAGCATTCATATACTCCAATGCTTCTATGGTTTTCATCTTATGAGAAATGCTACTTAACAAGATCAATAAAAATATAGATAAAACAATTGAAATGACAATCCACATATTTACAACACCTCCAGTGCTATTGCTAAACACATTAATATAATTAATTCAAAAATGATAATAGCTATTACCATGAAACTTCAGCTCTGATTTTTTCAAAGTCACTTGGCGCTTCTATATCATCATTAGCCGTCATCATAATATATACTTGCTCAGTTACATACTTACCTAGCTCATACATTGCTAGTAAGAATAATAGTCTAAATATTTGTTTAATCATTTCCCACACTCCCTTATATTTTCAAACAACTGACCTAATTTAATAACTGCATCTCTTTTAACTTGTGCCTCGTACTTCTCTTTAGCTTCTTCTTTACTCTCCGCCTCAACAACTGTAAACCTTTGATTGCTCTTAACTTTAGTTATGTGTGTATGCTTACGTCCTGTTGAATCTTTGAATGTTGTGACTAAGTATTGCATTAATCTATTACCTCATGCGTAATTGTGTAATATAATGTTTTTCCGCCTGATTTTCTAGCAACATTACTAGCTTCTTTAGCATCCAAATATTTCGACGCATTCATAACATCATCAGTGAAGTAATATCCGGCATCACGACTTTTATATAAATAAATTCCTTTATTAACCTCTACAACATAATATTTTTCTTTCTTCTTCACTTCCCCAAAACCTCCTTGACCCGATCTAATATGTCTTTACACGTATCCTTTTCCTGCGTCTGCTGTTCCATCTTGTCTTTCGTGGTTCCTTTTCATTTTCTTTTTGTATGCGTCAATGAGTTGGTTGATAGAATAATACTCCACAGCTATTTGAAAAGGTAATACTAATTCCACATCTACCAACAAATCTAAAATATGATTGATTTCTAAATCGCCAGTACGTTCATAGTGTTTATTTTGTTTATGATATTCTGTCACTGAAATAACTTTGTGTAATTTGGCTAAAAAACTATATTGATTTGTTAATTCTGGTATTTCACAAAAATAAGTTTCGGGCTCTTCGTAACTTTCAGTCATCAATACATAGGATAGTGCAAATGCCAACATATCTGATAGTTCATCAAGTTGTTCTTCAATAGGTTTACCTTTTAACTTTTTCCAGTTCTTGAATGGCTCTATTGTGTTATACCATTCGAAAAATTCTTCTACATACGCTTTGTGCGTATCTTTCGGATTTTTGGTTTCAATTCTATCGTCGAACTCCTTTTGTATTTGTAATAACTCTTGTAACTGATCAATTGTTAATGTATTAGTCATTTTCCTGCTCCTCCTCATATTTATAGACAACTTGACCTGCCATAATCCCTACTGCTTCATCAAGTTCAATACCTTCTTTAACTGAATGTTGAATAGCATTTGTCATTCCCTCAAGTATTTCATCAAACGCTCGCGCTCTCTTATACACGTCTTCAATTTCTTTTAATAATCCCTCTGTGTCATTACCGTTATACGCGCTAGCACTAATAACGGATTGTTCAATTTGTTCGCGGTTATTCATTTGTGTCTTCCTCCATAAAAATTTTATTGTTTAATTCCATTCCGAATTTAACTCTTTCATCATCGTTACCGAATTCGTTTATTAAATCTTTTTTAACGCTCTTACAATACCTATCCCATGCGCTTGCTTTCTTCTCCAGCTCTTTGATGCGTTCTCTTAACTTCGCTATATCCTCGATAAGCTCATCACGTTGCTTCTTGTACTCATCACGTTGTTTTCTCATCTTCTTCAACCTAGCTTCCATTACACCTAGTTGGAATCCTGTTTCATAGTTTATTCTGTTACCTCCACTTTTTCGATTTCTATGCTTGCAGTTTCGAACGGGAGCTTTTTACGAATCAGTTTTAATACCATGTTCGTGGCTTCAACCTCATTCGTACTTTGCACAAAATAATGCTTTTTTATTTTGTAATCACATTTAGATGCTAAGAACTTGATACAAAGACTTACTTTATAGGTTTGCATCATTCTACCAACTCCCCATCTTTCCAAATTAAGTCCCCCAATCCTTTGCCATTCATCAAGTAAATCTCATGGTATTTAAAGCTCGAATTAATCGGGTTTGAACCAACGAGTTCCTTTATCGACTTATTGTTAATTTTAGTTACGTTTATTGACTGACTACCATTAGGGAAGTATTGCGTTCTAATTACAACTACTGACGGTATTACCGTTTCTTCTGTGATTTCCTCTTCAACTTCGACTTCGAAAGTTGCGTCAATCGACGTAAAACCCCCTATAGTAAAAAATTTATTTGTATCTTTTTGAAAATATACCGCTCTAACACTTTCATCTGTTTCATAAAATTTTTTGCCCTTTGATAACTCCGGATTTTCTCGCGCCCACTTAATTAATTCATCTAATCGCATTTCTTTTTTAACTTTGATTTTCATTTTTATATCTCCTCTTGAATAGTAAATTTATCGTTAGGTGATACATATCCAGTCACATTACAAAAGATGCTATCAACACCAAAAGTTACATAACAGTTGCGCGTAACACCATTTGGATAGTATCTTTTATTTCCTGATAATTCAGGATTATCCCAAGCCCATTGGATAAGTTCAGACAAGTTCACTTCTTTTTCTAGTTTGATTTTCATCGTTTCCAACTCCTTAAAATAAAGTTAGTTGCTTTTCTTCTTTCAAAGTTAAATTAGATAACAACCATTCTGGTACTGCTTGTGTTTGTTTAATGTTTGGGTATCTATGCTCTACAAACTTAATATTAAGTTCTTTTTCAATATCTTCTGTATAAGGTAATCTGTTTAAACTACTAAATCCTAAATGGTCGTTTTTATCATTTTGAATAAACCATGCTCCATATGCTTCACGCGTTAATACATCACATTGAACAACAAGACCATTCATACCTCTAATAATCATATTGAATAATAAAAATGGTATGGTTCTATCGCTTAATTCTTCCGCTATATAAAAGTACATACTAGGTAGATAATCAAATGGTGAATGTTGCATTCTATCGTTGTTCCATTTTTCAATGACAATCCCACCTGTACCTGCTGCAGGCTCATAATAATCACCTTGTTTATCACTAACTAATTCCACAAGTAGTTTACTTATTGATTTTGGTGTGAAATCTTGTTTGTGCTTTTTACGATTAGCATGTTCGTCTTGAAAATATTCATGAAACCAATCATAATTAACGTCATTTTTGTAAGCTTTCAAAAACTCCATAAACGTTTTGTTTCTTTCTTCTATATCCCCATATAGCATATCCATTATTTTTTGAGGAGCTTGATAACTGTCTTTGATATCTAGAATGTCATTTATCATTGAACTCATCTCATACACCCCCTATTACTTTTAATATGTTGTTCCATTACTTTCATCGTGACCTTACGTCCTGATACCTTAACCACAAAGCCCTGTAAACCTTTCTTACGCAACTCACTTTGTATCTGTGTTGGCGTCTTGCCTGCTGTGTCATACTTATAACGTTGGTTAATCGTTGATGATAGTTCTAATGTGTTAGTCGCCATCGTTAACCCTCCCACAAATCAAATGCTCTTTGGACGTAAAACTTCGCCTTTGCTAAATCCTCGTGTCCGTTTTTCAACGGTGCTCTAGACAAGTATTTGATTGCATTACCTATTGCGAATGCTAATTGTGGTGGATACTGTGCCGTTACTTGTTCGATAAAATCTATAATTTCAATGTCTCCGTATGTGTAATGCGACGGCTGCTTAACATTATCTTGCATTTCGTTCATATCTACTTTTCTGTTACTGATTACACTCATTATGCTTCACTCCATTTCTTGAACATTTGGTTATAAGTGACATCGAACCAGTACGGATCACGTGAATGTTTCTGTGGCGTTCCATTATAAAGCCATGGTCTCAATCTTCTCTTTCTTTCTTCTTCATATTCCGCTCTCACATTTCGTTGGTATAGGTTCAAAATCGCTTTTTTTCTGATTTTTTCTCTCTCTTTTTCTTCATCTTTTATTTGACTCTTCATATATTCAACTTCATCTTTAGATTTTGAGTCTTTTCTTCCACACAATAATTCATCGCCGCGCATTTTATGTTTGTATCTATATCTAAGAAGTTCTGGAGATATATGATATTTTTCTGAAACTTCTCTCAATGTCATTAGTTTTCCTTTGATACGCACTCTTATAACTTTTCTTCTAGCCATCATTCCACCTCTAAATCTAAAACTTTAATATTTATAACGTTATATTTTAATAGTTCACCTGGATTATTAAATAAATAGTCCGCCAAATTCTCTTTTTCTTTATCAATCTGATTGTAATTAACACTTTCGACTTCTGTAGGAATTCTAATGTCAACAGAAGCATTGATATAAGCTTGATGTTGCATGCAATCACACTCCTAATCCTTCATATAAAACGGAGAAGTAAATCCGTCACTATTCAAATTCAATCCTTTTGCCCAATCAACAGGCTTATTCATGATAGTTTCGATTTCCTTAAGTCCATTTGAATCTTTAGGTATTTCTACAATTACTTCATCATGAACATGTCCAACTATTTTAAATCCTGATGCTTCAAGCCTTGCTATAGAAATCGCAAGTAAATCCCTTGCAGTTGCTTGAACAATATTCTCGACTAACTTCCCACCATACGTTTTTAACTTTGACCATTTACGGTTAAGATCTAAGCCCATAAATTCAACAACTTGACTACCCCAACTATTTTCACCAACTGAAGCTTTCGGATAAGCTAAAGCTCTTCCACTAGGCAATTCAATCATTAGAAAACCTTTTTTCATATAAAATCTAAGTCCATGTGTATGATGCGTCTTTCGGGATTTTACAGTATTAATTGCAGCCTCTTGGCAAGCCTTCCAAAAATTAACTATGTTAGGATTTGCGTTACGCCAACTATCAACTAAACCTTGTAACTCGTTTTCTTCAATGCCCATTTCCAATGCACCCATTGCTTTTAAAGCTCCAGCGCCACCTTGATAACCTAAAGCTAATTCGGACACTTTTCCCTTTTGTCTGAGAGAGTCGCCTTTAGTTATGCTTTCTACCGGGACATTAAACATTTGAGAAGCCGATGCTTCATATATCTTTCCGTGTGTGTTGAACACATCTAAACGCCATTGTTCTTTTGCATACCATGCTATGACTCTTGCCTCTATTGCAGAAAAATCACTTACTGCTAGTTCATTACCTTCTTCAGCAGTAAATGTCGTCCTAACTAATTGACTTAATAAGTCTTGAGGATGAACATTGAGTAATAAATCTAAATCGTCAAAACGTTGATCTTTAATAAGATCCCTTGCTATTTCTAATTCAGTATCTGAAATATAATGCTTTGTTAAATTCTGAAGTTGTACACCTCTACCTGCCCATCTTCCAGTACCAGCACCGTAAAATTGAAACAGACCTCTTACCCGTTCATCACTGCACATCATGTCATGCATTTTGTTGTATTTTTTTACACTGGTTTTAGACATTTGCAATCTAATTTCTAGCATTTTTTTAGCTTTTCCTGTGGCTTCTTTTAAGTAATCCTGAACCGTTTTCTTTTGTAAATTAGGTATATCTAATCCTTGTTCATCCTTTAACCAAGCCAATAACTGTGTAGGACTATTAGGATTTTCTAAACCTGTTATATGTTTAGCTTGTTTAAGCAATTCTTCTTTACTCTGCTTATCGAGCACATTAGCTCCTAACATCAATGATTTAGAAAGCTTAATACCTCTGTCGTTTATATGTTGGTCAAAAACCCAATATGCTTGTTCAATTGCAGTTACTGGAAAGTCTTTAATTTTATTAGCAATTGTCATTTCTACTTCTACATCTCGAATACAGTAATCTATAAATTGTTGCCATTTTTCAAGATCATGTTCAGGCAAATTTCTTGTTCTTCCTCCATTAACTTTTGTTGGCTTACAAGGTATAGAGAAATAACGAATTAAATTTTTACCTGCTTTATCTTTTTGGTTTTGTAGTCTTAAAACTTCTCCAACTTTATCAAGCGAAGCAGGTAATCCAATACGCATTGAATTAACCATTGTGCAAATCCATTCTTCAGGTGGCATCTGTTTATTAAAATGTTTAGCAAGACAAGTTCTTTCGAAATTAGCATTGAATGCATACTTTTTTACATCAGGGTCAAATAGAGCAATTTTAAACGTCTCATAATCAGCGTGGAAAGGCTCATTATCTACTTTAGTCATGTCAATCGCACTAATCGCTCCACCATCTATTGAATAAGCTATAATTAAAATTTCGAAATCTTCAGCTTCTGTGTATTTATAGGCACCACATTTCGAAATATCGTTATTGCTATATGTTTCAATATCTATATTCATAAATTTCAAATTCTTGACACCTCAATTTCTTTAAAATTAAAGTGGGGCTAAAACCCCACATATTGACTTATAAGAAATCCTCATCATCAGTGTCTAATTCATCGAAATCATCTTCTGCTGCACTTGCACCGCCAAGAGGTTCTCCTTTTTCTACAAGTTGAATATTGTTCAATCCAACTGCGATACCCTTATTACCATTTGTGTTGAATGGAAATAGATTGATTGAAGCTCTAATATAATCACCACTTACAACAGTTCCAGAATCCGTTAATCTAATTTTGTTTTGGTCAATAATACCAGGTGCTTGTTTGCTTGATGCGTTAATAAAATAAGCATCTTGATAATTTACATCATCTTCTCTTTCAGTATCTCCATCACGTAATGGAAGTTTTAAATTTGCAGGAACTTTGCCTCCAAACTTACTAACTTTTCCTTCTTCTTTAGCAGCTTCTATAGCTTGTTCAATAGCTTTTATCGTACTTGTATCTGATTTAGGAATGATTAAACTGATTGAATACTTTGCTTCCTGACCTTCTTGCATACTGTGAGGCTCAAAAATATGTGCATATGATGCTCTTACTTTTCCTGTAATCACTTTAGTTTTATTTAATACTTTTGCTTTCATGTTTATATACCGTCCTTTTTAATTTTTATAGTTTGTCAAAATCATCTTCAGCAGATTGCTTTATAGCTGGTCGTTTATCCGACTCGGTAGCAAGTGTTAATTTACCTTGCGGCCTTTCTATAAAGCCCTCTGTAATTTTAGAAAATGCTTTTTTACCAATTAATTTTTCTAAATTCGTTATGCTAAGTAACTTGGTTTCTGTAATATCTTCAGGTTTATAACCCGCTTCAACTAACTTTTCAAGTGTTGCTTTTGTATCAGTTATCATTCTTCGCGAACGACCTTCTACAAGCTTCCAACCAGGATAGTTTTTATCATTTTCTTTCGCTTGATCTAGTGCATATTTTTCTACTTCATCAGCCCATTTTTTGATGTCAGGCAGTTTATATAAAAGTTCTGCAATCTCTTCATCACTCAACAAATGTGGTGGCTTTTGAGGCACATTTTGCATGTATTCTGCACGTGTTCTACATGAATGCTTTATCTTACAGAATCTACAATGACTACCTGCTTTAAACTCCCCCTCACCGTTATAAGCAAGTCTAGCTAATGGTTTAACAAAATCAGTTCCCCATTGAAGTAATCTTGATATTGGTAACTCTTCAGTAGAAAAGTTATCTATTCGAGGTTGTATGATAGTCATGCGAACTGTATGAATGTCATACATTAAACTAAGCAGTTCATATGCGCCCAAGCCATATAATCTAAGTTGAGGATTATCTATAGCTGAAACTTCAATGCCTTTACCGTATTTAAGGTCAATAATTTCAAGTACTCCACCTGAAAATATAATGACATCACCAGTACCAAAAGATTCAGGGATGTATTTACCTAAATCCAATTTTGTTTCAAATAAAGCTATTACATCATTATCCCTACTCAAAGCTTCGTTATATTTTTCTTCTACATTTGCTACATACTCTTCCACATATTCACGCAATTCTTCACTGTAATATTGATTTCGCTTGTAATTTTGAAAAGCTTTATTAAACTCAAACTGTGTTAGGCCTTCATATTTAAGACTGAAATATAACTCACTTAACTCATGGGCGAATGTACCTTCTTCAGCAAAAACTGTACTTTTATCTGCAATACCTTCACTTGCCTTAATACTCGGTGGGCAGTTTAGCCATTGTTTTGCTCCACTTGCACTAAGCTTTGCATGAGCTCTATTTGAGTGATCTGGCTTCATGCATTAATTCTCGCCTTCATGAAATCAACAATTGTTTCATAATGATCTTCTTCGATAGTAGATAGCTTATCCGCACCAAGTTCGTTAAGTTTATTTCTAAATTCTTTCTTATCAGAAGTATCTGCTTTTTTAAGGAACTCTTTTCCTACTGATAAAACATAATCTTTAGTTAAAGCAGCATCTGTTTCCTTAACTTCTTTAATTGAATCCTGTTGAGCTGGTTCTTCTTTTGACATTGGTGCTTCTTTAACTTTCTCTTGTACAATTGATGAATCTACAGTTGATAGTTCAGTATTTAGTACACGTAAATTCTTATTTAATAGTTTTAATTCTTCAAAAATATCTTCTAATACTGCCATTGATTAACTCCTCCTTAAAATTGGTTAGCTAGACGAATCATTAACTTGATACGTTCTTCTATTTCTCTAGGATCATCACTTTGTTCGTTTAATCTTGCCAATAACTCGAATTGTTCTTCTAAAATTTCTTTTTTACGTTCGACTACACTTAAATGCAATTGCGATTCAATAACACGCCAGACACCCCAACTTTCCATTGCAATCTTTCCTTTTTTCTTAAGTTTTGAAAGTGTGGATTTTGCATGTGTTTTAGATATCCCAAAAGTTTCAACAACATCATCAGAATTGAAATTGTCATATGTTGCAAAATGTGATAGTATTTTTTGTTGTAAGGTCATATTAATAACTCCTTATATAATTATTTAAGACAATTGCTCATCTTGCACTGTTACTTGCTCCAACAAGTAGCAGTTTCTTTATTCTTCATAAAAGTATTCCTTATAAAATATGAATGTCACTATGCTTGCGAATCCTGCAATTGACCATGCTGTAGTGAAGTACAGCAATGGCATAAGCACAATCGCTAAGACTGTGAAGCACAGTACTGCTATTAAATAGCTTTTATATGTGTCGCTCATTTAATATCCTCCTAATACCATTTTTTATGCTTTCTGATCAAATACTCTTCCAATTTAGAAATATTAATCAGAGTGCCTGTTGCTGAATAATCAATGTATAAATTTTCTACACCTAAATTATCTTTGCGGTAATATTTCAACCAGTTGTATACTGTACTTCTACTTACTCCAAATAATTGATGGATTTGTGTAGGTGTTGCGTATAACTTTTTTACAAATTTTTCTTCGCCTCGATATGTGTTTTCTGGTGTTGGTGGTATTATGATTTTTGGCATCTCTATCACTCCTTTCGATAAATATTAAAGTTTGTTATTATTCGCTCTGTATTGAAGTTCTCTATCTAATGCATAGAAAACTTTGTTTATTTCTAAGTAGCTGTAATCACCTTTTTTAATACTTCCTAATATTTCCTTTCTTAGTCGACGTTCATTTTCTGTTAAAGATTCTACTGACGCATGATCTCTTCTGAAAATCCTTGGTATGATTATGTCTAACCCTTCTGATTTTTTGTTCATTTGTTGTTCCACCTTTCGTGTATAATGTTGTTATCAACCTAAGGAGGTGATAAGTATGCATAAGAGATTGCTCACTCAATATTTAGATAAAGAAATCGTTACTTCTTTAGATTTACATTTAATTAATGGTGAAGTTATTAAAGTACAAGAACATATGAAAGATGCTGAAAGCAAAACTCTACACATCATTTATCCAAAAGATAGAGTTGTCAGTTTAGATCATGTTTTGTATTTCGACATTAACGTTAAAGGTGAAAAGAATAACGATAGTCCTTATCCATCTTAAAATCCATAGTGCTTATAGTTATTTGCTATTTGTTGACAGTTATCACTGGCAAGTCCTACCTTGTCAGCTTGGTAACTGTATTGATTATTTACTTCATTTACTAATCGATTCCATTCGTCTCTTGGTACATCTTCAAGAAGTAAGAGAATCATCTTTAATTTTTCTTCGTTCATTTGTTGTTCCTCCTTTTAAGATCTTTGTTTATGTCCATTTGTTACATTACCTAAAAGTTATAAAAAGTTATACGAAGGTCAAAAAATTTAGACCTTTATCTGGTCTACCTCAATATCATATAACTTTGCTAAAGCGTAAACTGTAACATTACTTAAATTAGTGTCATCCTTTTCCCAATGACCAACTGTCTTTGCATTGACGCCCAATATATCTGCTACTTCTTGCTGTTTCAAGTCCCTTACAAGTCTCCATTTTCTTACGGATAATTGTTCCGGCATGTCGTCCACCTCCCTTTCACACGTATAACTTTATATTACTTTGTATTACTTGTCAACAGATAAAGTTATACTTCTTCATAAAAAGTTATAAAAAGTATTGTAAAGTAATGTCGGTTATGGTAAGTTAATATTACATTAAGTAATATTAAAGGAGACAACTATGGAGAATAATAAAGTCAGAAAAATTTTATCTGAAAACCTTCAAGAACTTATGAATGATAAAAATATTGATCAGAGAGAACTTGCTGAAGCTATTGGAGTTTCTCAACCTACAGTCTCCAATTGGATTCAACAAACTAAATATCCACGAATTAAAAGAATTCAACAACTTGCAGATTACTTCAATGTACCGAAATCAAGAATTACTGAATCAAAAAAAAGATATACATCAAGAAACAATTGCTGCTCATTTTGATAAGGAGGGATTAACTGAAGAAGAGATTGAAGAAGTAAATAGATTCATTGAATGGGTTAGAAATAGAGACAAATAAAGGGTGTTTATATTGGGATTATACGAAGAACTTTGCATAAATAACGAAAAAATAAAGATAGAAGAAACTGACCAGCTTCCAAATTTCCAACCTGGATGCTATATGAACGGAAAAATTTATATAAGGCGTAATTTATCAGAAGTACGTAAAGCAGAAGTGTTATATGAGGAACTTGCCCACCACAAGTTGACGTATGGCAACATTTTAGACCAATCAAAATGGATTAATAGAAAATTTGAAAATTATGCACGTAGACATGGTTTTACTTCAGCTGTACCGCTACATGAAATTGTAGAAGCTCACAACTACGGTGTTCGTAATTTGTACGAGTTGTCAGAGTATCTGCAGTTGAGTGAATCATACATACTAGAAGCTATAGAACAATATAAAAAGATATATGGTATTGGAACTCACTATGGCGAGTATTCTATTACGTTTGAGCCGTTGAGAGTTTTTAAATATAAGGAAATATAAACAAAGGAGAGATACATATGAAAAAAGTAATCGGACTGCTACTAGTAAGTACATTAGCTTTAACAGCTTGTGGTGAAAAAGAAAAACCAAAAAAAGAAGAAAATAAAAAGTCACAAACACAAAAACACAAAGATAGCAAACCAAAAAAGCAAAAAGAAAAAACGAAAAAAGTTGAAGATAAAAATCCACCTATTAATAGCGTACAAAACAATGCAACCAATCAAAGCCAAGCACAAAACAATCAATTTAGTAATCATTCAGACCTGTCTAATAACGCACCTGCAAATATCAATGATAATGATTCACAAAATACTAATTTAAATGATGAACATGTTGTTTCACCTGGATGGACTAAAGATGAACAGGCTAAAGCTTTTGAAGAATACAAAAAAGGAAAAGAAGAGGAAGCAAAAGCTGGTGCTAGCGCAATACCAGGAGCAAATATTAACTAATAAAACATATAAGAAAGAAGAACTAATATGGAAACAAATAAAACAATTGATTTAATGAATTATGTGGAATTTCCAAAAAGATACACAGAGGCAAAAGGCAAATTAGTTGCCCAACCAATAACTACTATAAATAGCGCAAGAAGAGTTGAAAATGGCGATATGACTGTTTGCTACATTTTAGATCAAGATGATGATGTAATCGACTTTATCTTTGATAGAGATATAATAACCGTTTTCTTCCCAGAGAACGGAACTGAAACTGATGAATATTTTTGCGAAATTATATTTAACTCAGATGACACATTTACCCTAAAGCGATTATCTAATTACGTTACCATTAAAGATAGAAGCTACCCAATGTCAAAAATAAATGACGTAAACATTACGGGCAAAGTCGTCAGATTATTTAGAGATTTTAAATAAACTTGGCTTTAATTATGATTAAAAGTACCTATATAGCGTGACGAGAAAAAGGATTTAAAAAAATCAAAAACGCCTACTAGTGTAGACGTAGAATGGTGGTGAGAACGTGAGCGAGAATAAAGGAGAAATTAGAAATGGCGAGTCCGGAAGTGATCAAAAATTAACTAGCGGTCAAGTTGAAAGTTTAATCCAAGAACCTAAGAAGAAATAATTAATTTTTTCTTATCGATATATAGATATTCTAATTTAACTTTGTTTTCAAAATCTAAATATGAATCATTGTATTCAGACAATGTTTTGAAGGCTTCGTAATTAGCATTAAATCTAGTATCAAGTAATATATTTCGATTGTGTTTTCTTGAATAGTTATCAAGGAATCCTTTTTCAATTATGTTACCTTCGAAATCTTTTACAGTTATGAACATTTTATATTTATTATCTTCATACTTTAATAGATGTACAGGTAGCGTTTCAACTTTTTTTAAATTATTACTTTTACGGTTATGATTACTAAAAATATTGTATATTTCTATAATTTTTGTATACACGAATTCTGTTAATATGATGATTATTAATATACTTACTATTAGTGCAGACAATGTTTTTGTAAAAGTTAATTTTTGAAATAGCTGATTTACGTTATTTTGCCCCGAAAACAGACTAAGAGTTAGTAAAAATATAAAGACAGAAACTACAGAAAAGAAAGCGAGAATAACTTTCTTATTATCACTATCGAAATACACCAAATTCTTATTGGATAGAGCATAGTAAGTATAAAATCCTGGTATCCCAGTTGTAATTATCAATAGTAAAATTTGCAAAATATCACCTACTTTTTATTTTATTATATCACATTTAGTACCTAGTACTAAATATTGGGTAGCCCGCCTACCCTTATTATTTTTTTAAAAAAATATAGAACATACGTTCTTACAGGAGGTATAAACATGTGGTTCGAAAAATTCAAAAATAAAAACAACGAAACTAAATACAGATACTACGAGAAATACAAAGATCCATACACAGATAAATGGAAGCGCGTAAGTGTTGTCTTGAACAAAAATACAAAACAATCACAAAAAGAGGCAATGTTTCGTTTAGAAGAAAAGATAAAAGAAAAACTAAACAACAAGTCGTCAAGCGAATTAAAAACTTTGACTTTTCACACTCTATTAGATGAATGGCTTGAATATCATATAAAAACATCAGGTTCAAAGGTGACTACTCTTAATAATATCAAAACGAGGGTCAAAAATATAAAAAAGAACAGTGCTAAAGAATTACTTTTAAACAAGCTTGATACAAAATACATGCAAATGTTTATTAATAAGTTGTCAAGCATCTATTCTACAAATCAATTAAGGTACCAACTTGGACACATGAAAGAAGCTATTAAATACGCAGTTAAATTCTACGATTACCCAAATGAACATCTACTAACCGGTGTCAAACTTCCAAAGAAAAGAAAAACGATTGAAGATATTGAAAAAGACGAAGCTAAAATGTACAACTATCTTGAATTACAACAAGTCATTCAAATACGCGATTTTATATTGAATTATAACAGTTTGCATTACAGAACTCGTATTTTAATTGCTGGTGCTCTAGAAGTACAAGCTTTAACGGGAATGCGTATAGGCGAGTTATTAGCACTTCAAATTAAAGATGTTGACCTAAAAAATAAAACAATTGATATTAACGGAACTCTTCATAGAATTAAATGTAATACTGGGTTTGGATATAAAGATACTACAAAAACTACAGGTTCAAAAAGAAACATTACCATCAATTCCAGAACAGCAAAGGTTTTAAAAAAGATAATGTTAGAAAATAAAAAGATGAAACAATGGAAACCAAGTTATATTGATAGAGGATTCTTATTCACAACTAGTAAAGGAAATCCTTTACAAATTGATAAAATAAACAAACTTTTATCTTTAGCTGCAGAATCATTGAATATAAATAAAAAGGTCACTACCCATACTTTAAGACACACGCATATAAGTTTATTGGTGGAAATGAATGTATCGTTAAAAGCAATTATGAAAAGGGTTGGGCATACCGATGAAAAAACGACCATAAAAGTATACACCCATGTAACGGAGAAAATGGATAGAGAATTAGATCGAAAATTAGAAAAGCTTATATACTAA